GCTCTGGCCTCTTCTGCTTTAGCCTCTTCCGCCTCTTCGGCCTTAGTTATCGTGTCTGCTCCTGAGAATTCAGGCCAGCAAGCTTCGATGTTTTCGTTTTCTTCCGAAAATCTATCGACGACTTTTAGACTAGATTTGAGCGTGGTTGCTCCGTTCTTGTTAAAGACCATTACGTTGACACCACTTCTGTCCCAAACGTGAACGATGATTGCCGGAACGATCTCTCTGTTTACTTTGACGTGAACAATTCTTCCGATAGTTGGTACTCTTCCCATAAATCCTCCTAAGATTTTTGTTGTTATTGAGGGAACAAAACTTTTTCTAATTCAGCACAGACATTAATTCCCAACACTGTTACGAGCATTCTGTCTTCGGGATGCGGAGTTTTTCCTGCCTTTACGTCCGCCATAGCAACGGAATCCTGAAGCGCCTTAATTGCTTTATCCGTGGCCTCTCTCCATTGCTCTAAATTAAGCGTAATTTTTTGTTTCAAATCAGTTTGCATAAATACTCCGTATTAAAGAGAGGGCCAATTGTGGGTTTACTCGCCTAGCTTTTCGATTTTTAGTATCGCGCTTAACTTAAATTGCCCTGGCCCTCTTGATTTACCGCCTCTCGGCCTATTCTAAGACTTTAAAATCAACTTCCACGGCCGATTTGACCGCTTCTCGTTTGTCGTTAATTGATGCCAGTGTGTTTCCACTTGATTCTTTGAGCGTGTATTCTTCCAAAAGTTTTTTATCGTCCTTATTCAAGAACGCTTCAACTTTGGCCGGAGAAAGTAACGTGGCCGGCTTTAAAATATCTTTCGCATCAAGGCCCAATTCAAACGCGATAAATTCCATCGCGCTTTTTTCGTCTCTCCATTTTCTGTTCGCTCTCTTGGGAACCAACTTAAATCCCGGTGGAACTCTTCCGCGTTCAGATTCAGCAAAAGCGAACGCCTCAACACTTTTAACCCAAGATTTAATCGCCGGAACAAGTTCCAAATATTCTGCTAGTTTCTGTGGATCATAAGATGGGATCGGTTTAAATTCTTCCTTCGCTTTAGAAACTGCCAAATAACTTAGGTTCGGACACATCGGGGCAGCTCTGCAAAATTTACAGTGATCTCCGGCCACTAATATAGCGTTCGGATCTTCTGTTCTTTTTGCAGCTTCAACTAAATCAGCGGCGAAATCGATCAAATCTGGAGTTGAAATCGTCCATGATCTGATAGGCCCTGAAGAGTGCGGACAGCGCGGTTGGCATATTACCAACTTAACTGTTTTGCATTTTGCTTTGGTCTTTAGAAGTGCGCCCAGGCCGTAGTACATTAGCTGCTCATTGTTCTCAACTTCAACGGCCATTCCGGCACCGTGCTTGTAGTCCCAAACTTCGAGCTCCAAACGATCTTCGCGATAAATGATTCCGTCCGAAGTCCCGAAGAGGCCTGGATAAATGTCACTTAAATCGAACGGTTCTTCTATCAGCGAGAATTTTGCACCCTCTCTGGCCTCATTAAATGCTTTCACATAAACATCCACGGCTTCTAGCATTTCATCGTCCACGTAACGAGGATCTTCTGGATCGGTGAAATCGATCAGCTCTTTGGTAAGGTCTTGACCGAGAAGTATTTTAGCTGCGATATCGTGTGCTCTTGTACCTTCTAAAGCGTAAGGACTTTCATGATTTGGAAGTCCTTCGCTTTGGCGAATTGAACCGGGGCAAGCGGCCCATCTGTGCATGGAACTGGCCCCGATTTTTGAGTGAACAGATGGTGTTGTTTCAGTCATTTTCTACCGCCTCATAGGACATTTCAAAAATATCTGGCTTACAAGGATAGATTTCGCCCTTAACACCTTTGATAATGTAATCTTCCGGAGAAGCTTCCATCGCCCCTTCGAGAGTCTGAATCATCATTTTTATGTCAGGCGTACCGACATGATTGAACCATACCGTACCCTCTCTAATTGCATCTACAATCCATAGTGGATCTTCCTTTTGAAGATGATCCGCCGTCCATTGAAACGCTTCGATTACTATTGGTTTCTTTCTCCATTGTGCCATTTTCTTTCTCCTGTTTTCTCGTTTTATAGCAGTCAAAACATTGTGCCATCCAAGCGCCTCGGTCTCTTTGGAGATACGCTTGGCCTGGCCCGCAATTTTTTCCGCAGTAAACGCAGTCGGTTTTATATTTAATTAACCGGGCCACTACGCTTTAGATTCAGCTTCGCAAGTCGCGATAAAATCTTCATAGTCCTTTGGTTGGATGTCACTCATACGGGCACAAGCCACTCCGGCCGGACTCATGAATCTACCAAGGACTTCTTTGGCCTTAGCTAAATCCTTTGCGGCGGTAAGGTCTTGAAGCGATTTTGCAACGTCATCTTTTGTTTTAGATCCTGTAGCCGCTTCCATTGTTGCTCCCGATTGAACTGCATCAGTCTTCGCAGGAACGGTGGTGGTTTGAACATCTGTTCCCACGCGCTCACTAGTAGTTGCCTCTTGATTTGGCGTAACCTTTTCTTTTGGTGCCGCTGCACGAGTCTTCTTAGGTTCTGTTTTCGACGGTTCACTTGTCCCCCCTAAATCTGCTTTTCCTACGCCAGAAAAATCCGGTTTCTCAAACGGTTTCTGAGTTGTTACGTGACCAAGGATCGCTCCTTGTAAATCGCGAACGTGCTCAATTAGTTCTTCCGCCGTTGATGCGTTGATTGTTAGTGTGATAGTTCCCATTTTATTCTCCCTGTTGTTTATCAAGCTCGGCCAATTCGGCGGCTTTACGTTTATAGATAAAAGTAATTTTTTCATCGATTGAATTTGCGATTGAAGCGAATCGACAGCGAACTGGTTGAGTCTGAGTTCTTCTCCAGACTCTTTTAATCGCTTGCTGATTTGGGGCCGGAGTAAACATCCACTCGGCCAGTAATATTTCCGTGGCCGACGTTAAAGTGATAGCAGTTCCCGCGGCCAATATATTACCAACGAAAACTCGGCATCGTGGATTGGTCATGAATTTATCAATATTTCTCTGGCGCTTTTTCGGTGCAGTTCCACCGTATAAAGTGACGGCACCAAAGTGTTTTAAGCCTTCTCTCATTCCTTCGATCACGTCTTGGTGATAACCGAAGATAACAATTTTCTCGTACTCATTGTTATGAAGTTCTCTTTGGATTTGCTTTATAAGCTCTGGCATCTTGGCCAGGCCGTTATGTCTTCTGAGCGTGGCCACTGAATTAAAGATGCCCTCTAAATAGGCCGTATCGCCCGTTTCAATGGCATGATCCAATACCGTTTCTACTTTTTCGGCCATCGCTTCAATTTCTCTTATATAGACTTCAGGGCTTCCTAAAGAGGCCTCAAATGTACTTGCGTGAAGAGATAAATCCACAGGAGTTGGTTCAACAAAAATATCTTCAAAAGTAATCTGTGGAAGCTCATTGACCGTATCATTTAAAACGTCCGAAGTTCTTCTGAGCATAAAACCATCAAGCATTGCGATGATTTCGTGGGCCAGGTCTTTTTTAGACCCCATAACCTGAATCTGAAATCCGCCGCCAAAATTTGTTTTCTTAACGTGACAATATCGGTGAAGAAATTCGTCGTATCTAAGTGGTGTTCTCCCAAAAGTAAAAAGCATTGGCCAAAGTTCACCGTAATGGTTTGGTGCCATTGTTCCGGAAGAAAGCCACATTCTTTTAGTAAATCTAACGAGGCCATGTTTGCCATAAATTGCTTTAGTGATTTTGGCGTCTGGTTCTTTAATAAAGTGGCATTCATCGATTACTATTAAATCCCAAGGGCAAAATTTAGAAAGCATTTCAAAATTATCGCGAGCGTAATCGAATGAAACGATCATTTTATGTGACGGAAGATCTGAGTTGGACTCACAAACTTTAAATTCGTCATTTCCTACGACAGAAAAATCACCGTATTCTCGATACCAATTAGGTCTGGCCGCGGCCGGACATATAACGAGAATGTTCTCTGCCCAAATCATATCGGATGCGACGATTATCTGGCCGGTTTTTCCCAGGCCCATGTCGTCTCCAAGAGCGGCGTAATTTCTTGATGCCAAAAAATTCGCCCCTTCTACTTGATACGGATCTAATGTTTTTTTAGTGCTCATTTAATCTAATTCCAAAATTTCTCTGACTACAGGTTCATATTTGCGCCAGTTGCATTCTCGACTGGCCAGGATCATCAAACGAAGGGCCTGGATGACTCTGCAAATATGAATGCCATTGACGACATAAGTTCCAATTTCATAGGAACCGTCCCAGTTCTTAACCATCATCGTTGTGCAGGATTCTCTTTTTCGCAGAGTGATTTCGGCGTTCTCCTTCTTGAGTTCAAAAAGGAGAACGGTATCTGTTAGGGCAGTTTTCATTCTAAATTTCTTCCGACCATGCCCGCTAATTCAAACATAGACACTTCTTTTTTAGACGTGTTCAAGGCCAATCTAAGTTTTTCGTCTGTAATTATGTTTCGTCTGTTTCTTGGGCTTTGAAGATTATTTTTCTTTATGTAGTCCCAAAGTTTTGAAACCGCATTGGTTCTCGCTAATGGTTCTGCCCCAACAATTCCGGCCATTCCTTTACTCGGCGTGAGTTTTTCCATGAATGCCCGATTTGGTCTTCTTGCTTGGATAACTCTACTTTTTGGTTTCTTAAGTAACTTCTTCTTTGTTTTCGGTCTCAGCTTTTTGATTTCTTCATTTAAAAGCTCTCTGACGGCCAGGATTTCGAGCATTCTTTTCTTTCCGGTTGGAAGAGTGGCCAGTGCGATTAAACTTGCACCGACGTTGTAAGTGAAGTTTCCTTTTTTAATTACATTTTCAATTTGCTTTTTCACGATAACTCCTTTTAATTTAGTTTCTGTTTTCACTTTAAAATTCCTACTACTTCAACAAAGAAGTAAATTGTTGCTATTACAAATGCCAATTCGGCCAATTCAATAATTAATTTTTTGCCTTTCATTTTCGATCTCCAGAATCCGTTCTGCGATAATTTCTATGATAGGAGGAACGACAGAGTTTCCGAGTTGTCGGATTCTTTGTGCTCTTTCTTTTTCGTAAGTTCTTCGGAGAGTAGTAAGTTGGTTTCGGTCAACTGTGTCCAGTTCCGGGGATAACCCATCATCCACTCTACAAATTTCGGGTTCAGTCTCCCACCGATTACGGAAACGAGCGGTTCTTTCTGCCCACCACTGGAGTTTGGTTTCCTCGGAGGTAAAGGCTGGCCAGAATCGAAAGTGGTAGGGGTGGGGAACCATAATCTCAGCGATCCGCTCTTGGCCATCGTTTGGAGCGAGGGCTTCCCCTTCTGCTTGTATTCCGATCCATCCGGCCTCTGGCCGTTGTTGGTCGTTCCGTAGTGTTGAGCTGTAGGAGTAGGTAGCAACTCCGCATCGGGGGTACGCCACAATCCAAACCCTCTCTCGCAAGTGTGGGGCACCAACGGATCCCGCTGATATAACTTCCCATTCACAGTCATACCCGATTTCATGGAGATCTTTGATGACGGTTGCAAGTCCTGAATTGAGCAAATTTCTAACATTCTCAATGACGACCCACTTTGGTCTAATTTCTTTAATAAGGCGCTTGTATTCAGTCCAAAGACCAGAACGGGTTCTGATTTCTCGTTCGTGATCTCTGATAATTTCTTCTCTTGTTTTTTCATAAATAAACATCAGCTCCTTAATAGTCTCTTCGCAAAATAATCCCTTTTTCTTTCCGGCCACTGAAACGTCTTGGCAGGGAAAACCGCCACACAAAATATCTATAAGACCGTTGTATGCAATTCCATCTATAGTTTTCACATCTTCATGAATCAGCGTGTGTGGCCAGTGCTTTTTAAGAACCTTCTGCGCATCTGGATCGATCTCGCAGAAGAAACCTGTTTTAAATTTCACTTCACTCTCCGGTCTTACACCAGAAACATTTTCAAAAGCGTGGCTAAATCCACCAATGCCTGCGAATAAATCACCAATTACTAATTCCATTACATCCTCATAGGTCTAAGGACGCCGACTCGTGCAAGTTCTTCAGCTAACCATTGGAACAACATCATTTTGTCTTCGTCCGTTCCTCTAAAGAAGGATCCCATTTGGATCGCTTCGCCTTCAGTTTCAGGGGGCGTGGCCGTGATAATTAAGAATTTATCGTCTATGTCATAAAGTTCTTTCAAAAGAGTATTTAACTTCTCAGCTTTTTCTCTTTGTTTTTCATTGAACGCGACCGGAAGTTCAGTTGGTTTCCACGTCTCCGCAGGCACAATTCGACCTCTCAAATCTTTGCTCATTGGTTGGCCTTTCCATTCAGGGTTTTCCTTTCCGCCTTCTAATACTTTCATTTTAAAATCCTTTTCTAAAATTTTTTCCTGTCCAAAATTTGGCGGAAATTTTTGAGTTCCTTATTTTTAAACTATGACCACTACTTGTTTCTATTTTGTCTTCGTACAGCACTCGCGATTTTCTTTTTGATCCGAGTCTTCGCCTTTCTCCGGTGTAACTGCTTAGTTTTCGCTTCTTCAAGTTCTTCCTCCTTTACGATATCTCTGGTCATCTTCGACATTGCTCTTTTAGATTTCCTGTTGGTCGGAGTAGGATCATCAGTCCCTTGAAGAATTGAAATCTTCAGATCATTGGTCACAAAAGGCTGTTTTGTGTATTTATTAGTATTAACGAACGCTACAATCTGTTTCTTTTTCCTTGGTATCTCCTATTTAAATCTAATGTGAGTGGCCGCGAAGTAAGCGAGTAAAACTGCCTCTGCACGGCCATCGTGTTTTGTTAATGTTAAAAATTCTGCCGATGCAGGAACCAACTTCTTTGCTAAAGAAATTGATTTATTCTTGTCGCTTGTGAGGCCAAAATAGGCCTTCCAAACATCTGGTCTGATTTTTTCAAGTGGGAATCCATATGAAGAAACCAATGCTGAAACCGCACCTGTAGAGTAGCCGAAAGCAAACGCGGCCAGGGGATCCGATCCAGTTGGCATCTTACCGACGTCCTCGATCAAGCAGATTTTAGCTCCGGCCATATTAATTTCTAATTGAAGCGCGAGCGCCTTTAAATCAATTCGATTTCTTGTAGTATTTTTGATTTTGGATTTAACTTCCTTATATAAAGGGAAGTCTTGAACGGTGATAAGTTTCACCGCTTGTGGGTGTCTTTCGCCTAAAGATAATGATAAAGATCGAGGGATCTCAAGGACGCAAAACGCCCCTTTGATCCCGGGATCAATTCCTACTACTCGTATCATGTTTGCCTGTGTTATGTTCGCCCGCCAAGGCGCTTTTTATTTCAGTTCGTTTCTCTTTTTTCTTTGTCTCTCAATTTCTTTATCTCTTAAACGCTCACTCGATCTTTCTCTGGCCGTGAACACTTTAACTGTTGGTCTTATGTCCAGATCTTCACTGGAGAGTTCAATACCGAGCTTTCTGCCGGCAACGACTATATCGAATAAAACTGCACTCGGAATAAGGCCGTTAGTCCCGCCATTTTCCCGGGTGTAAGTCCATCTGTAGATGATAGATTTCGATCGCGGGCATCCAATTGCGCTCAATGCTGCTTGAAGATTTGGGACGCCTCCGAACTTTTTAATGATCCTTTCGGCCTGGGAAACGATCATTGTTTCCTCATCCTTCTTTAATTTGCTAATACGAACGGCCATTGCTTATTCCTATGTAAAGTGGCCAGAGCATCCCATTAAATGGAGCTGTGGCCACCTTTAGTCATGACGTTATGGAGATTCGGTTTGCGATGACTCAGTCTTTTTAACGTCAAAAAACTTAATTGATAATTTTTATGAATCAGACAGTAATGTTATGAATTGTTTTCGTCAAACGGAAAATGTTACGAAAACCGAATTGTAAGTATTTGTTAAGAATTTTAAGAAAAGCTTAATCGATGTAAGAAAAGGGACACGAGCGCATCCCTCTTTATAGTGATTTTATTTTTTATCGGGCCAGCCCATTTTTTCGTAATGCTTTTTTCTGAAAAATTCTTTTCGTTTTGTTTTGCAGTCTTCGCAGAAACATTTTGAGTGTTTCGGGATTTTATTTTCGCATCCTTCAGTCGCACAAACACCATCATCTGAGACTCTGAATAGAAAAGTTTTTTCTTTATATTTTTCTTTTAATTCCATGTGCATCCTATGTAAAAATATCATCCTCTTTCGCGGCCATCGGATTTCTTTTATGGTTGGCCTCGACAGTTTTATCGGTTTTCTTGTCGATAATGCCTGCAGCTTTGGCCTTTAAAACCAAGTTTTCGATTCCTGCCGATAAATTACCTTCGCCAAGATGACGGAATAAAATAGCGGATCTTGAATTTAGTGTAATAGAGAAGGCGATTTTCCTTTCGCCAAGTTTTGGTCTACCCATTTGTCCTCCTTAGATTTGAAATTATCTTCTGCTTTCTGCGCATCCGTTCGTTGATCGAACTCAATTTTAATCGTCATTTTTCCGCCCAATAATTTACCGAAAGAAATTTCAATCAATTCTTTGGTCATATTGGCCACGGCCTTTTTCCGCGCATCCACTATTTTTGAGATTGGAAGTCGGCGGTAAAATTCATCGGCAAAAATCATATCGTTTTTATTGTAAAGTTCTTCTCTTTTCATTTTTGTCGCATCCATTTTAAAAGTAATTTTGCGCATCCATTTCTTGGAGCTCCTACTTATCGCATTTTTATCCTATAACAAAAACACTTTATTTTTAAGCATTATTTTGAATTTTTCGTTTTTGTGCCGCCCTTTGTGCATCCAATCTGCGGATTTTTCGGCCTAAAAGGTATGTCATGAAGGCGTGATGATTTCGCCTGGCCTTGATTTCGTTTATTTCTTTAATAGATGTAAAATCCGCCTTCATGATAAACCTCTTATTTTAATGTTCTTAATAAATAATCTCGGTGTTTTTGGTCTGATGATTGGTCATGCAATTTCATTATAGTTCTGTAAAACTCTTGATCTTTTCTGCGTCTTATAAAATGTATTACAATTCGGCCTAAAACCATTCCAATAAATAAACCTATTAAAAAGTTCGTGCTCATTTAGTCATCCTTTGTATCTAATATTATTTCAACGTGGTTAAAAAGCCGTTCTAGGCCTTCTATATCATTATTTTCGGCCATGGCCTCAATGTCGGTAAAAAATTCATTTTCAATTTCGACGTCGGATTCTCTCCAGGCCATTCCCGGTTTAAATTTAGATCGGCATAGCAGCCGATAGGTCTCACTATACTGGCCAGCGTGCCAGAGGGTTAAAACAGCGTGTAAAGCTTCGGCAACGCCAAAAAAGTTGTCGTAATCAACTTCTATGACTGGCCTGGTATAATTTAATTTTGCGCCCATATAACTCTCCTAAAATTTACTTTTCCATTTTCCGGTTAATTCGTCGTATTTGATATATCCAATAGACTCAAATTCTTTCACCTTTGCTGTTAATTTTTCATTACCTATCGGATATTTAAAACCAAGATCATTGGTTGAATTTAAAACGATAACAGTATCTTTAATTTCTTTTTTGTTTTTGGTATTTAAATGACTCATTTTTATTTCTCCTAATAGATTTTCCCTAAAATACATTCCCTAACAGTTCTTATTTCATCCGGATAAGATTGACCGGCCACATAACCCCATTTATCGCCTTCTTTTATAAGCCGGCCCAAAATACCAAAATGACCAACGCTTGACGGGTGATAAGTTAAAACACTTCTTAGTCTTTGAAGCGTTTTTAATCGGCAATGATAACCTACAATGGCCACTATCTGATCAATGTCGTTTTCTGTTAGCTGCGTTTTATAGTCGTTAAAATTAATCTGCTTACTCATATAAAGTTCTCCCAACGGCAAGTGTCCGCCTCATTAAAACCTAAATTTTTTAAAAGTTTGGTAACGGCCTGGTATTTTCTAAAGTTCTTCGCGCCATTATGAATGAAAATGGTCACGCGATGATAGTCTCTATTAAGTTCTTCGATAACTGCTTTGGCCTCTTTTATTGTTTGACAGTCTAAATCGACGTTAAAAACATTTTGAGGCGGAAACATTAAAACCGCGCTCATCTGGCACCGCCTTTCATTGCGTATTGAGCGCAGGCCTCTAACTGAAAATAAGTGTTATCATCAACCGTGAGACCTTCATCACCTAAATCTTTTATTCCGGCGTCTAAAATTTCACATCGAACATCAAAAATTCTTACGTCGATATCTCGGCCACCTAAAAACTTAATTTCATCCACATTAAATAGTAGTGGCATCTCTTGAATTAAAACTTCGGTCTCAAGATCGCTTAAATCAGTTTGAAAAATAGTCTCTTGAGTTTTGGCCTGGCCTGCTCTCATTAAAAAATACGCTAATACAGTTACTAAAATTAATTTCATATAAGACTCCAAAAATTAAAAAGATTTTAAACGCAAAAAAGGCCGGATCACTCCGGCCTCAACTTTTAGGACTATCTATTCAGCTTTTTCGGCCGAATTTAATTTTGCTATTCTTTTTTCCAGAGTCTTTTTAAAATCAGTAACCATTTCATCAACATTCATTTGCTCAGTTTTTACGTTGCAAATAGTTTTTAGTGCTGCAATCTGTTTAGCTGAAAAAGAAACACCGTCAAGCTTCGCGGATTTTGCGCCTTCCTTTTTAACCTTAAGTGTCACATTACAGTCGGCCATCGATGCTGCAGAAAAAGAGATAGAAAGGATGATTAGTAAAGTTTTCATGATAATCTCCAAAAGTTTTTTAGCCGATCATTCGGCGTTGATATAGTAGTTATAGCATAATTATACTATAAGTAAAATAGTTTTAAAATGGAATGAAAAATTTACAGGGAATGAGTTGGCCGAAGTTATAAACAAAATATAATGTATATAATGATAGTATAATTATGGTATATTTAGTAAAACGACGAGAAAATACCAAAAAATGCCTGTTTTGTCCTATCAGTCCGATTAGCGTTTTTAATAGGACAAAAAATACGGGATCATAAACCATTGAAAATACACAATTAGACCGTTTGTCCTGAATGTCCTGAAAAAATCGCGAAAATTCTTTATAAAATAAAAATATATCTTTTTTATATCTATATGCAGTATAAAAATTCTTATATATCTCACGTATTATATTATATTTTAATAGGACAAATAAGACATATAGGACATATATAATAAAAATAAATAGTTATAAGTGACCTAATAGTATAATTATGCTATATTGTAATAGGACACAACGGGACGGCCACAAATTCAGGTAGAATTCAATAAAAACCAAAAAGCCGGCCAGATTTTCCGATGGTGATTGAGCGTGTAAAACTTTCACGGTTGGTTAGGCCAGGAAAGAGATCACCAAAGGGCCAGAATAAGGCCTAGGATTGATTTAAAAGCGAAAGGGCGATAGAATGGCCGAAGAGGTATTGAAATGGAAAATAGAGGCATTTTTAGCGTTGTGGGATTTGAGGCCAAAAATAGTGTGGCCGAAGTTCTGCCCGCGTTAAAAACTGATATAACTTCGGATATCGAACATGATATTTTAAGGCTGGCCGAAAATGGCTTAACTCCAAAGGCCATTTCAAAAAATTTAGGCGTTGATTTAGATAGTATATTATCTCATATCAAAAATACCCAATTGTTTGCCAAAGCATATGCGCAGGCCCGCTTAGAAGGCCTAGAAGCGCTGGCCGACAGCTTGACAGATATCGCGAATGATGAACCGGATGTTTTAAGGGCCAGGGTAAAAAGTGATAACATAAAATGGCTACTCTCCAAGCGTAAAGCTCATGTCTATGGGGATAAATTAGAAGTCAATATGAATGCCACGCTTGATATAGCCAGTGCATTGGATGAGGCCCGCAATCGTGTAGCAGTGGCCAGTGCTCATGTGATTGATAAAGATCTTGAAGATTTATTGTCCTAATAAAAAATAGCGCTGTAATTAAGGATTTCAAAGGCTTGATGGCCAAAAAGACCCGGCCGGGGTGGGGGTAGGCACCGGATGAGCTCCGGCCCCTGAAATCTACCGTATGTTTGCGAACAATCTTTTTCAACTTCGGCCAATGCTCATTCAGCTTATTGAAATTAAAAGACTTCTGAAAATTTATTTTTATAAAAAATTTGAAAAGTAGACATAGCATAATTATACTATAGCCTTGAGGTTCACTCAAGATTTGACTCACAAGGCTTTAGAACCTAAACTGGATTCCATGACTTCATTTCAAAAATCAAATCTGCCCTTCTCCCTCGAAGATGAGAAAAAACTCATGGTTGAGCTATGGGATCCTTCCCTGGCCGACGATCCATATAAATTTGTTATGTTCATTTTCCCTTGGGGAAAGGCCGGAACTCCTCTTGCCAAATTTTCTGGGCCGAGGACTTGGCAGAAAGAAGAACTTATGGCCATGAGAGATCACATCGCTGAAAACAAACAGCGGATGGCGATTGGTCTTGAACCGACAGTTTATAAATCGGCGACAGCATCCGGTCGCGGAATTGGTAAATCAAGTCTCACAGCTTGGTTAATTATCTGGATGCTTACGACAAGAATTGGTTCAACAGTAATCGTAACGGCCAACACTGAAACGCAGCTGAAGTCACGAACGTGGGCCGAGCTTGGTAAGTGGCATACGCTTTCTATAAATTCACATTGGTTTGATAAACTGGCCCTCTCTTTGAAACCCGCACCGTGGTTTGAAGATCTTCTTAAAAAACAACTTAAGATCGATACGGGGTATTATTATGCGCAAGCACAACTCTGGTCGGAAGAGAATCCAGACGCATTTGCAGGCATACATAACCATTACGGTGTCTTCCTCTTGTTCGACGAGGCGAGTGGTATTCCTGCCGCAATCTGGTCTGTGTCTGAAGGGTTTTTTACGGAACCAGTATTGGATAGATACTGGCTTTGCTTTTCTAACCCAAGAAGAAATACTGGAGATTTCTACGAGTGTTTTCACCGATACCGACGATTTTGGAAAAGAAGAAATTTAGATTCAAGAACTGTTGAAGGAACCGACAGAAAAGTATTGGAAGATATTATTTCCAAGTACGGGGAAGATTCTGATGAATCAAGAAAAGAAGTCAAAGGTCAATTCCCAAGAGTCGGTGATAATCAATTCATTGGACGTGAAGACGTCGATCGAGCGATGGCCCGAGATCTTGAAGAAGATAATTATGCAGCATTGATTATGGGAGTTGATCCCGCTCGATTTGGCGATGACGAAGCTTGTATTCGTTTTCGTCAAGGAAGGAATGCTCGCAATGTTCCTGCCGCGATTAAGTTCAAATCTATTTCCAACATGGCATTGGCCAACAAGTGTGCTGAGTTGATCGACAAATATAAACCGGATGCAGTTTGTATTGATGCCGGTGCCGGTGCCGGAGTTATCGATCGACTTCGCGAAATGAAATATAAAGTTCATGAGATCGCTTTCGGAGGAACTGAAGGTGTCGATCAAAAGTTTAAAGATAAAAGAACTGAAATGTGGAACTCAATGAAAGAGTGGGTTGAGCAAGGCGGGTGTCTTCCACTTGATACTGATCTTGCTGACGATCTTTGCGGCCCTCAATACAGTTATGTTGGTGCTGCCGATCAGAAAAAATTAGAGTCCAAGGATGAAATGAAAGCACGAGGCCTGGCCTCTCCTGATGATGGAGATGCACTCTGCTTAACATTCGCTGTTCGTGTTGCGAGAAAAGATAATAGTCTTTCAAGGCAAGGAATGAACAAAGGCCCGCGAGTGGCCAGAGATTTAGACTACAACATATTTGGGAGACGATAAGATGCCATCGTTGTATGCAAAATATTTAAAAGAAAGAGAAGACACTGAGACTTATGAAATTGAAGAAGGTTTCATCACATATAGTATCACTGGAGAAGAGTGCTACATTCAAACGATTTATGTCATGCCTGATTTTCGTCGATTAGATATCGCGACAAGGATGGCAGACTATGTAACGAAGAAAGCTAAACTGGCCGGGTGTACGTTCCTTTCCGGAACTGTCGATCCGACAACCAACGGTGCAACTGAATCCATGAGAGCGCTTCTCTATTATGGATTCAAACTCAATTCTCTAAAGGATGGAGCGATCATTTTGGTTAAGAAGATTTAACAGTTTAGAAGGAGGTCACATGGGAACAGTAGCAAAGAAAGCATCAGGAGCGTTTGTAAGTGCAATTAAAAATGCACCAAAGACAATGGGTAAAAGCGCCCTTGATCTTGGTAAATCTTTAACGGGAAAAAATAAAGGTAACTATTTTGAAAACCTTACAGAGTCAACAATCAACTCCGGTGCCGCAGCGGCCACACTTGGGATGACCAGTACCAAAGATCTTGGTAGTGGAAACAATATTGATAAACAACTTAGTGACGTAATGTCTCCTCCAGATCTTGAAGCTCCTCCGGCAGTTGAAGAAGGAAACGGAATGAGTGATGCCGAAAACGCGGCACTGAAAGAAGAAGAGGCCAATGCAAAAAAGAAAGGCCGAGCTTCAACAGTCCTGGCCGGTGGATCTGATTCTGTCGGTTCATCAAGTGCGAGAAGAAGTTTATTAGGTAGTCTATAATCCGAAGGAGGAGCTATGTTCGATTACAAAAGTGAAGGACGAGCGCAAGAGATCATCAAAGACGTTGATCGCCTCGCTGCGGATCGCGGGATATTAGAAGGCCACTGGCAAGAAATTGCTGAGAGGATGATTCCTGCTTACTCAAAAACTTTCCAACAAAAAGGAAATTACAATAATCAAGGTCAGAAAAATACTGAGATGATTTACGACTCAACAGCGGTCGTAGCTCTCGGAAGATTTTCGGCCATTGTCGATTCTCTTCTTACGCCAAGAAATAGTTTGTGGCATAAGCTGACAGCATCGGATCCGAAGCTTGCAAAAAGCCGTGAAGTTAAATTGTGGTTTGAAGAAGTGACCCGGTTGCTTTTCAAATACAGATACGCACCTAAAGCAAACTTCGCTTCACAAAACCAACAGAACTTCGAGTCTCTTGGGGCATTCGGAACGGGAGCGGTTTTTGTTGATGGTCTTCCAACGGGCGGACTTCGTTATAGAGCGATTCACATCGGTGAAATTTACTTCAGAGAAAATCACCAAGGGATCATCGATACGGCCTACCGTTATTTTCCTTTGACTGCCAAGCAGGCCTACGATCAGTTTAAAGAAAAGACTCCAAAGCAAATTTTAGAAAAGTTAATGACCAATCCAGATCATAAATTTTTCTTCATCCACTCAGTTCAACCGCGTGAGAACTACGATCCGGAAAGATTGGACTGGAGAGGAATGCCCTATGAATCTTGTTATGTCTCGGTTGAATTTAAAGAGGTAATTGATGAAGGCGGCTTTAATGTTTTCCCTTATGCTATTTCTCGCTACAAGCAAGCTGCCGGAGAAGCTTACGGTCGCTCTCCCGCAATGGACGTTTTACCCGCGACGAAAACCCTTAACGAAGAAAAGAAAACGGTTTTAAAGCAGGGCCACAGAGCTGTGGATCCTGTTCTCCTTACTCATGACGATGGGATCATTGATTCATTCTCAATGAAACCGGGAGCGATGAACGCAGGAGGGATGACAGCGGACGGAAGACCATTGGTCGGAACCCTCCCTGTTGGTAACATCATGATCGGAAAAGACTTGATGGACGATGAACGCGCAGTTATTAACGACGCTTTCTTGGTCACATTGTTTCAAGTCTTAACAGAGACTCCGGCCATGACGGCCACAGAAGTATTAGAAAGAACCAGAGAGAAAGGGATCCTTTTAAATCCAACTCTGGGAAGACAGCAATCAGAATATCTAGGGCCTATGATCGAGATCGAGGTCGATACTCTTTCAAGACAGGGGTTATTGCCGCCAATGCCGCGCCTTCTTCAAGAGGCCAAAGGTAATTACGATGTGGTTTATGACTCTCCATTATCAAGAGCTGCCAAGGCCGAAGAAGCGGCCGGAGCGATCAGAACTGTGGAAACAGCGATTGAAATTTACAACGTGACTCAGGATCCATCTGTTTTGGATCCGTTCGACTTTGATGTGATGATTCCGGAAATAGCGGAAATCAATGGAATGCCAGAGAGATGGAAGAAGAGTCCAGAGGCCATTGCAGAAATTAGAGGACAAAGAGCACAGGCCAATGAACAACAGGCCAATGTGGAAGCGGCACCGGGAGCTGCGGCCATGATGAACGCGGCGACAAAATCGCAGACGGCAAGACCGGCCTAACCGGAGGTGGCCTTGAGATAGTTTTAAAAATCGCAAGATCTAGTTATTGGCCGGATTAAAAACCCGGCCTTTTCTTGACAACAAAACTCGGAACGGTAAATATTAATTATGCAATTAAAAAATCTCACAAAAGAAGCCATTGAAAAGGCCAAGGTCTTTATCAAAGGACGCAAGTTCGCCTATCACCAAGTTTTCAACAAAGAGAACCAATACACCAAAGTTGTGTTGGAAGATTTGTCGAAATTCTGCCGGGCCAATACTTCTACTTTCCACCAAGATGATCGGATGCACGCGGTTCTGGAAGGAAGGCGCGAAGTCTTTTTAAGAATTCAACAACACCTAAACTTGTCTGATGACGAGCTTTGGGATCTTTACGGAAGAGGTAGATAATGAAAATTTTTGGCTTTGAAAGATTTCTGATGAATGAAGGTGGCGATGGCGGTGCAGGCGGCGGAGCTGCAACTCCTCCGGCGACTCCCCCTGCAACTCCTCCAGTACAGGGCGACTGGACGAGCGGACTAAACGATGAACACAAAGGTTATGTTCAAACAAAAGGATTTAAAGATCCGACTTCTGTTTTAGAGTCGTATCGTAATTTGGAAAAATTAATGGGAGCACCAAAAGAGCGCCTGTTCACTATTCCAGATAAAGACGACGATAAAGTTGGTTGGGATAATATCTACAGCCGCCTTGGACGTCCGGCAGATCCAAAAGAATATAAGTTTGAATTGAGCGCAGAAGCGGCCACTCCCGAGTTCGGTGATTTTATTCGCGGAGCTTTCCATGAATTAGGGATCACTAAGAAGCAAGGTGAAACTCTCATGACGAAATATGGAGAGTTTTTCAATGGTGAAGTGACCAAGACTCAAGGTGAAATGCAAGCTCAAACTGATGGCCAGGTAAAACAGCTTCGTAAAGAATGGGGCGGGGCCTTCGATCAGAACTTGCAAGTGGCGAAGAGTGCTGCTACGGCCTTCGGTCACGATGCAAAAATTATCGATGCGATAGAAGCTTCTCTTGGTTACGATGGTGTTATGAAGTTTTATCATGATCTTGGAACTAAGATCGGGCCACACCAATTTGTTCAAGGTGGAAATCAAAGCGGTGGCAAACAAGCTTTCACTCCGGCCGGCGCTCAAGCAAAAATTAAAGAGCTTAAAGCAGACAGCGGATTTATCACTCGATATAGAAGCGGTGATGTGGAAGCTAAAAAGGAAATGGATATGTTACACGCTTATGCCTATCCTTCAGAACAACAATAATTTATTGCGGGAGTCGCGGGACGACAGACTTTCAACAGGTCTATGTAGCTAGGTTCAATTCCTAGTCCCGCTACCAGATCCAGGCCACCTTCGGGTGGCCTTTTTATTTTTCAAAAAATATTTGACAGACTAAATCGCTTCGTCCACCATTGAATTATTAGAACTACTGTTTAGGTCTGCAAAGATCAAAGTTCTGTCAAAGGTGATTTCAGTCCCTCCTTTTGATCGTCAGCTTTAAGGCGTTATTGTAGGTAGAGTTTGAACCGAAAAAATTAAAGTTAAGAAAACTCAAATAGGCCGCCTTCGGGCGGTCTTTTTATTTGACCAAACCAATCCGCTTGACAAAAATCCAATCTGCGTTAATACTAAAGAAAATCACCGGGAACCTTTGCGACTTAAACTCAGTTTAATTTCGAGGGCCGGGCGACTGAAGGGAAAGACCTTTCGTCTCAGCTCAGACGATTCAGAGTTAGAAACGACCCCTCCATAGTGTGGACAAGTCCGATCGAAAACAATTTTTAACAATTATTTTCAGGAGGACGATATGTCTTTAAATTTACCTTCACACTACGTCATGCAATTCGCGACAAACATCCAATTACTTCTTCAACAAAAAGGTTCTCGTCTTAAATCGACGGTAACTTCTGATACCTACGTCGGGAAGCAAGCTTCTCCAGTAGACCAAATCGGAAAAATTGAAATGCAAACAGTGGTAAACCGCTTTTCTCCTATGGGAAGAGTAGATGCACCGGTTGATAGACGTTGGGTTTTCCCAACAGATTACGACCTTCCACAACTTATCGACAGTTTCGATAAGCTTCGTCTTCTTACAGACCCAAACTCGAAATATGTTGAGAACGCGGTAAACGCGGCCGGAAGACAGTTCGATCGTTTGATTCTTGCAGCGGCCGTTGGTACTGCAAAAACTGGCGAACAAGGTGGAACTTCAACTGTCCTTCCTTCAGCTCAAAAAGTAGCTGTTGGTTTCGGGGCGGCTTCAAACACTGGTTTAACAGTTGCGAAGCTAAGAGAAGCAAAAAAGATTCTTATGAAGGCCGATGTTGATTTGGAATCAGACGAACTTTTCCTTCCAGTAGGGGGAACTCAGCACGATAACCTTCTTGCTGAAGTTCAAATCATATCTTCTGAATTCAATGGTGGGGACGCTCCAGTATTGAAAGAAGGAAAGATCATGAGATTCCTTGGAGTCAATTTTATTCACACTGAACTTTCTCAAGCGAACATCATCGATTCAAACGTAGTTGGTCTTCCAGTCTACGCTAAATCAGGTATGCACTTAGGTATCTGGGATGAAGTTGCGACTGATATCTCGAAGAGAACTGACCTTCAAGGTCTTCCATGGCAAGCATACGTTACTATGACTGCCGGGGCGACAAGACTTGAAGAAGCTAAAGTTGTTCAGATCGCTTGTTCAATCGCTTAATAATCCAGGCCACTTCGGTGGCCTTTAACTTTTTAACTTAATTCGGAGGAATATATGGTTACAGAAAACGTCTTATCGGCATCTTTCACAAACAGAGATGCAACTCCTTCAGTAAAAACAAACTCGATTTTAAAAGGTAGATGCCAATCGGCAGTTGGAATCGTTTCTTGTGGAACTGGAGATTTAGCGTCTACTTACAGATTCTTTTCTCTCCCATCAAATGCGCTCGTAAAACAGCTTTTGATATACTCTCCAGACATGGGGACAACTGGTCTTGCGGATATCGGTCTTTACGATACGACTGCAAACGGCGGGTTGGTAGTTGATGCGGATTTCTTCGCTTCAGCTCTCGACATGAAAACTGCAGCTCTTAATGGGTTGGATGTTACCCACGAATCAGGAGTGTTTTCAATCGCCAACTCTGAAAAACCATTGTGGCTAGCTCTTGGTCTTTCAGTGGATCCTTGTAAAGAATACGACGTTGTTATGACAACGACTGAAGCTTTCCAAGCGGCCGGAGTTGTAAAACTCGCAGCTGAATTCATGATCTAAACTAATCGGGGCCGAAAGGCCCCTTAATTTTTTAGGAGTCTCACATGGCAGACAGAATTTATGGGATCGATCGCGGGCAAACAGAATTTCAAGTCGTAGAAGGATCAGCGTCCCCTACAACTGGCGTGGAAGTTGTTATTGACCTTGCAGTTGGTTTAACAAAAGCAGAAGTTCTTATGGCGCTTGAGTGCATTGAGAACCACATAATCAAAGGTAATTGGCCACCGGCCTAGGAGTTACTATGGCACAGCAAGAATGCGCTATTGTATTGGCAGAAAACGTCGCGGCCTCAACAACAACTGGGAAGTCAATTCCGGGTGGAAAGTTTTTACTTATGGCCGAAGCAACTTGGGGTGGCGGGAACGTCAAGGTTCAAATCCAATCGCCAAATGCGACGTGGATAGATGTACCAAACTCAACACTTTCAGCGAACGGTATGCTTCAGTTGGAACTCCCTCGTGGCCAGGCCAGAGTAGTTTTTGCAACTGGGACTGCACTTTACGCTTACTTAATTTCATTACCGCAATAATTGGGAGTGATTCATGACCGCAGTTTCAGAAACAAAAATCTGTAATCGAGCTTTGCAAAAAGTTGGCGCGGCCAGGATCACTTCTCTTACTGAAAACTCTTCCGAGGCCCGTGCCTGTAACATGGTTTACGAACTTCTTCGAGACGCTGAATTGCGTGCTCATCCGTGGAATTTCGCCGGGAAGAGAATTCAGTTAGCAGCATCAGCAGAAGTGCCGGCCTTTGGGAAAGCGTATGAATATCCTCTTCCAGTGGATTTTTTAAAGCTACGTGAAGATGACGTTCCTACTTATTCCAGAGATTGGATTATCGAGGGCAAGAAAATCCTCACGGATGAGGGTGGCCCTCTTAATGTTCGCTACACTAAAAGAGTGACGGACGTGACAGAAATGGATCCTCTTTATGTGGAATCCCTTGCTTGCCGAATTGCCATTGAACTTTGTGAAGAACTGACACAATCAAACAGTAAAAAAGAATCCTTAAAAGACGAATACAAAACTGCGATTCGTGAAGCTCGAAAGGCAAATGCTTTCGACAGAATTGCACAATCATCGCCAGAAGACGAGTGGATCACGGTTCGCGGTTAGTTCTGGCATAGGAGCTAAATTTGAAAGCCTCTCCTCTTCAGAATAACTTTATTGGCGGTGAATTCTCTCCGCTCACACAAGCGAGAGTAGACTCGGATCTTTACAACACTGGTCTCGAAGTCTGTCTTAATTATATCCCTTTAGTCCAAGGCCCAATAACAAGACGGCCAGGAACTTACTTCGTTCAAGAAACAAAAAATTCTGGGAGCGGCACTAGAACTGCCCGTCTTCAGCGTTTTGAATTCTCTACAACTCAAGCGTATATGTTGGAGTTTGGGGATCAGTATATTCGCTTCTACAGAAACAATGGGCCGGTAGAATCTTCTCCGGGCGTTCCTTATGAAGTGGCCACTACTTATGGATCCACTCATATTTTTGATCTTCAATTTACTCAAAGTGCGGACGTGCTTTATATCACCCATCCGTTATACCCGCCAAAAATGCTCACAAGAACGGCCCACACGAGTTGGACGTTATCTACTATTGATTTTTTAGACGGCCCATATTTAACCGCCAATGTAGGTGCCACGACACTAACTCCAAGTGCGACTTCAGGGGCAGGAATAACTATTACCGCTTCGGCCGCTTTATTTGCAGCGACGGATGTTGGTCGTTTGATCCGCATGAAACATTCTACTACTTGGGGATATGCCAAGATAACCGCCTACACGTCATCCACGGTGGTAACAGCAACGGTTGTGAACGCTTTCGGAGCGACAACGGCGGTCACTATATGGAGGCTTGGGTTATGGTCAGCAACGACCGGATATCCGGCCACGACTACATTTCACGAAGACAGATTATTTTTTGCCGGAAACGCTTCTAATCCTCAAAGAGTGGATGGAAGTGTGTCGGGCGATTATACTAATTTTGCTCCGACAGCAACGGACGGAGTTTTAACTGCCGCCAACGCTTTAGGATTCACTCTGAATTCAAACGACGTAAACGTCATCAGATGGCTTACTTCGGACGAGAAAGGACTTCTGGTAGGAACTGTGGCCGGAGAGTGGACTGTAAAAGCAGCTTCATCTTTAGAATCAATGAACGCCACAAACATTGTAGCGAAGAAAGGATCTAACTATGGAAGCGCAAACATTCAACCAGTGCAAGTTGGAAAGTCCGCAATATTCGTTCAGAGAGCGGGAAAGAAAATTCGCGATATGAGATATTATTACGATGTGGATGGTTTCAGAGCGGCGGATTTAACTGTCATCTCTGAGCACATAACAGAATCAGGAATCACTCAACTTGCTTTCCAAAAAGAACCGCAACAAATTGTTTGGGCCGTACGGAACGACGGAACTCTGATCGGTATGTCTTACGACCGCGAATTTGAAACAGTTAAAGTTGGATGGCACCGCCACCAACTCGGAGGAAAGACTCTTCCACTGACCAACGATAAAGCGACGGTGGAAAGTATCGCCTGCATTCCTGCGGCGGACGGAACTCGCGACGAACTATGGATGGTTGTTAGAAGATATATCAACGGCGATCCGGTCACGACTGTTGAGTACATGAATAAAATTTTCGATCAGGAAGATGAACCGAGAGACGCCTATTACGTTGACTGCGGCCTTACTTACGACGTCCCTTTGGGGATAGCTGCAATCAATCCGGCCAATCCTGTAGACCTATTTGGGCCTGGAGGAGATCTCGATGTAGGGGATCACATTCTTGTGACAGATACAGGTTTCCCGCTTTTGGATAACAAGGTTTTTCTGGTTAAAACGATTTCTGTGGACAACATAACCATAACCGATCTCGACGGAAACGACGTTGATGGAAGTGGCCTGGATGAAGATAATGTAGGCGGAGTCTGTAGAAAGATGGTTACGACCGTTTCTGGCCTGGCCCATTTAAACGGGGAAGAAGTGACTATTGTTACGGACGGAATGGTTCATCCAAAGAAAACGGTTTCAGGAGGATCGATCACTCTTAATTACAGAGCGGCCACAGTTCACGTTGGTTTCGGGTTTACTTCAGATGGCAAGCAGTTAAGGCCAGAGGCCGGATCAACAGACGGAACGGCCCTTGGAAAGACCAGAAGAACCCATCGAGTTGGATTTTATCTTTACAGAAGTTTGGGTTTACAATTCGGAGTAAATTTCTCAAAATTAGAAACATTAGTATTTAGAAAGACAAGTGATGAGTACAACTTTGCTCCGCCGTTGTTCACAGGGATTATTTCCGAAACTCTTCCTGCGAGCTACGACTTTGAAAATCAGATTTGTTGGAGACAAGACCAACCGTTGCCGAGCACGATTCTGGCGATCATGCCGCAATTAGTGACTCAGGATAGGGGATAGAAAAATGTTACCACTAGCGATTATAGCGGCAGCGGGCGGAGTGATGGGTGCGGCCGGATCTATTTACGAAGGTCAGGCCGCCTACAAAGCAGGAGTTTATAACTCCGGAGTTTTAAAACTCAAGGCCGCCCAGATAAGAAAACAGGCAGAGCAAGAGGAAAGACAATCATTGGTTAATGCCAGAAAAATTGTTGGTGATATGAGGGCCAATTACGGGGCATCTGGAATCACTATGGAAGGATCGCCTCTGGATGTGATGGAACAAAGTATAAGGAACGCCAATGAGGATGCCATGGGCATTCGTTATAGAGGGGAAATGGAAGCTCGAAACGCTGAGTTCCAAGGAAAGCTTGCTGAATTCCAAGGAAGATCAGCAAGAACGGCCAGCTACTTTCAAGCGGCCTCTTCTCTTATTGGTGGCGGAACTAAAGCAGCTGAATACTCAAAATTAGGATAGGTAATATATGCCGCAAATTAAAGAATACAACCGACAGAATTCAGGGCCAGGGGTTGTTAATCCAACTCTGATTCAAGGTTCTGACATAAGCGGAGGCGCGGGGAAAAATCTTCAAGTGCTTGCCGGGGCGATGGACAATGTAAACGACTACATGGCCAAGGAAGAAAAGCAAAGACAAGATTTCGATACTCAGAAAACAAAGATCAAGGAAACTCTCGATCTTAATGAGTATATGCAGACGATGAAAATGAAAGCTCCGGCCGGAGCTGATGGGTTTGCAGATCAGGCAAAACAAGAGCTTGATAAACGAAAGCAAAAACTCCTTGATTCTGCCGGATCAGATTATATGCGCCAGAAGCTTGATCTGGAATTAACTTCTGTTCATGGCCAGGCCTTCAACGAAGCGATTCAATTTGAATCTGAATCAAGAGCTAAAAAAGATAAGTCCGATGTGCAGGAAAGTCTTTTTAGAACTAAGAACGCTGTTCGCATGAATCCTGCGCTCACAGCTCAAATGATCGAAGAGACCAACAAATTAATTGATACGACCAGAATCGACAGCACGACAAAAGAGATTTGGAAGAAGCAAGAGCTTCAGGATATTCGTCAAAACGAAATTCGTGGTTGGATCGATATTAATCCAGTTAAAGCAAAAGAAATGATTCAAGGTGGGACTTGGGATAAAGAACTTTCTGACGATCTCAGAAACACTCTCCTGCATGAATCTAATCAGGGGATTCGCGCCCTTGACATCGAAAAGAATCGGTCGAAGGACGTTCAAGATAAATTGTTAGATGCTGAAAGAGAAGAACGCAAAGATGATTACCTTGCGAGAATGGTTAGTGGAACTTTATCTGCAAATGAAGTTGTCAGAGACGATAAACTTAAGGCCGCTGATAAAGAACATATTCTGCGAGAAATGAATAGCAGCACTTTCAACGTGGCCTCTCGTACTGATCCGGGCATTTACAATAACGTCTATTCGCAAATTGTTGATGGTAAAATCACTTCAGACACAGAAATCATGAAGTATCTCGGGAAAGGTTTAAAGGCCTCGGACGTTCAACACTTAAGACGCGAGTTAAATTCTGGCGGAGATAATTCAGAAAAAGTTTTTAAGAAAGGAATGGACGATATCGCCAAAGGAATGTTGACCAAATCCAATGGGCTTGGGTTCAAGGATCCTGAAGGCGACACTCAACTTCAGAAATGGAGAGTTTATTTTTCTGAAGAATATACAAAGGGTAAGGCATCTGGCCTGTCCGCAAAACAAATGTTGGATCCTGACAGCAAAGACTACATCGGAAAGGATCTACAAAAATTTGTGAGAACTCAAGACCAAGTAATGAAGTCAGTTCTAGGTCGCGTTCCAGTTGGTTCAAAAGCCGAGACTAAAGTTTTGAAGCCGTGGGAAAAAGCAAAGGAAACTAAATAATGGATTACAAACCGGGATATACGGAAGGCGGATATAGTTTTGTTGGAGGCGATCCCTCTAACCAGACCAATTGGAAACAAGTTGGTTCTGTTGAAGATGGCTACCGTTTTAAAGGTGGCGATCCTTCTGCCAAAGAAAGTTGGGAAGAATACAAAGACCCTGATATGTCTGCGCTGAAAGGTCACGTAGAAGAAAACTTAAAAGTCCACCAAACTATCGCCAAGGCCAAAGGCCAAGACGCCACTCCTGCGGAGGGGTTCTTTGACTCTTTAGAAGCGGGCTACCAAATGTCTGTTTCGGGCCTTATTCAGCGAGGAAAGCTTCCAGATAAGGTTATGCCAGAGGACGCTCCGTTTATGGCCAGGATCGCCTCTCAGGTAGGTCAATTGGCCGGTGATGTTCCTGCCATGATCGCAGGCGCTTATGCCGGTGCAGAGGCCGGAGGAGCTGTCGGATTAACTACGGGGGCAGTAATTGGATCTGTTGTTCCTGGCCCCGGAACTGTGGCGGGAGCTGCGGCCGGAGGCGGAATTGGTGCTGTAGCGGGCGGTGGTGCAGGAGCATTCGCCGTTCCGGGCGTTATGAGAAAAGCTTTAATGGATCACTATGAAAAAGGAGATATCCAAGATTCGAGAGATTTTTGGGAACGGTCTTCTTCTTTATTTTTAACTGCTCTTAAAGAGGGAACAGTTGGTGCCGCCACTTCTTTAGTTGGCGGTAAAGTAACTGAGTCTGTGGCCAAGGCCGGAATGAGCGCGATATCAAAAGCAGTTCTTCCTCCTGCCGCCGAACTTGCAACGATGGTTACTGTTGGGAAAGGGATGGAAGGTCAACTTCCAAACGCACAAGATTTTATGGACGGTGCGGTTCTCCTGGCCGGAATGCACGGAGCGGTTAAAGTTGCAGGCAAGATGAGAAGTGTTTACGCTGAAACCGGAAAGACTCCAGTTCAGGTTGGTGAACTGATGAATGACCACCCGACCATTCAGCAAGAACTTCTTGCTGATAATATTGAAATGCCTAAAGCGATGGAAAAATACGTTGAGCGCCCTGAAGTAAAGGGCATTAGCGATCTTCCAAAATTCGATCGTACAAAACTCGAAGAAGGCGTTCAGGTTAAATCTGGAGAAGTTGTTCACTTCGATGGAAAAGACGGAGTGATTAAAACTCCAGAAGGGGAGATGGTTCATTTCGGTGCAGGATCAGTTAAAGAAAATTTTAAAGTTGGTGATACGGTTGACTTCCAAACTGGATTAAAAGAATCTGCCGAAGTTGTCTTTGGTGGAAGAGAAAAGAAAGTAGAAGTTCCGGCCGAAGAAACGATTGTCTCGAAGGAGGACGGAAGTGTTGAAGTTAAAACTACTGATGGTGGAACTAGGCCACCTACTCCTGAAGAACTTATACTGGGCCAAGTGGGGGAACGACAGCCTCGTAAGTCATCTGATTTCAGCTTCGATAAACTCTATACGAACTTGGTGGATAAATTCGATCCGATCAAAGTCGCTGTAGAAAAATTAAAACCAAACGAAAAACTTCCTACGAGTGAAAATCCGTATGACCTGGCCAGGATGGCAAACGACTATAAAGCGAAAGTGAAGCACGTCTTCGATCGCGGAATGATCGATTATGAAACTCTAAAGACTACAGGTAAATCATTTAAACAAATTATCGAACCATTCGCCGGTGATGCGAAGGCGGTTGATGGATTGAAAGCTTTTATGATTTCTGCCCGTGCTCTTGAAATAGAGGGACGCGGAATTAAATCTGGTTTCGATTTAAATGCGGCCAGAGAAGTTATGGCAAAGGGCGAAGCCAAGTACGGGAAAGCAGCACAAGAATTGGTTGATTTCCAAAACGGCGCTCTCCAGTACGCCAAGGACGCGGGCCTCATTTCTGATAAAGCTCTTAATAATATGAAAGAGCTTGGAAAATCATACGTCTCTTTTAGTCGTATTATTGAACCGGAAGATATTGGCGGAAGAACTCCGGGCAAATCAAAGTCTCTTAAGAGTTTAAAAGGTTCTGAGCGCATGATTCAGGATCCGTTTAAATCGATGATCGAAAACACTGAATCGCTTTTCAGAGCGGCAGAGGCCAACAGATCAATGAAGGCGATGGTTGAGTTGGTTAAAGACGATGCCAACCAAGAATTGATAACTAAAGTAAAAACTAAGATGAAGCCGATAGAGGTTTCCGAATCTGAAGTAGCTAAATTTTTAAAAGATCAAGGGATCCATGAAAGTGTAGATCCTGAGGCGTTTAATATTTTTCGTCCGATGGAAAAAAGAAATCTTGGGCCGAATGAATTTGACGTCATGATCGACGGTAAACGCCAAGTGTTCGAGACCGAACCAGAGCTGGCCGATGCTTTCAAGCGCCTCGGCAATAACACTGGATCGATGAATGCCGCAGTTAAAATGTTCAACGGTGTTACTGCACTTAAAAAATTAGGGATCACATTTACTCCAGACTTCCAGATGAAAAACCTTTTCCGCGATCAGCTCACAGCGGGAGTTTTCACTGAAGGCGGATCGATTCCATTTAAAGACGTCTTCTATGCGATGGGAGATATCGTCGCTAAAAACGATACCTACTACAACTGGCTAAAGGCCGGAGGAGCGGGCGGCGCTTTCATTGAACTTAACACTGAATATTTAAATAAAGATCTTCTCAATGTTTCAAAAGAAACCGGAATCGGATCAAAGGTTTTTAACTTGGTTAAGAAGCCTGCCGAGTACCTGGCCCTGGCCGGAACTATTGCAGAAGAAGGAACTCGTCTTGCTGAATTCAAACGAGTAAGTAAAGGAGCAACTGAAGGGGCGGATCTGTTTAAAGGCGGTATGGCCAGCAGAGAAGTCACAGTTGATTTCCAACGAATCGGCGCAAAAATGTCTGCGCTAAACGCTATTACAGCTTTCCAGAACGTAGCGATTCAAGGTCTCGATAGAACCGGACGAGCGATAAAAGCTGATCCTGCGGGAGTAACTGCCAAAGGCTTAATGTACCTTACAGCACCATCTCTTCTTCTTTGGTGGGCCAATAAAGACGACGAGAGATATAAAGAAATACCACGTTGGCAAAAAGATTTATTTTGGATCATCCCGACCAATGACTGGCAGAAAGCTAAAGACGCCGCGGAAACTGATGGTCTTCCAAAGCATCTAGTTCGCCAAGCAAAAGACGGTAGCTTTGAAATTAACCGTGGCCACATCTATCGCCTTCCAAAGCCTCAAGAGCTTGGACTTATATTCGGAACGATTCCAGAACGTATGGCCGAGAAGTTCTTTACTGATAACCCGAGAGCTATGAAAGATTTCGGTGAAACTGTTGGCGGATTAGTCACTCCGAATTTTATTCCGGATGCGGTTCTTCCTTTAGTTGAACAAGGGGTTAATAAAAACTTATTCACTTCAGCTCCTCTTGTTTCTCCTCAAATGGAAGAGAGACTTCCGCAGCTTCAATATTCTGAATACACTTCGAGCACAGCGAAAACCCTTGGTAAATTGATTGGCCAGATTCCACTTGCAAAAGATATCGGGCCTGAATCAACAAAACTTGAGTCTCCGGCCGTTGTCGATAACTATATTAAATCTTGGACTGGAGCACTTGGATCTTACGTTGTTGAAGTTTTAGATAAGTCGCTTGAAAAAAGTGGCGTCGTTCCTGACCCAAATAAACCAACAAAAACTTTATCGGACATTCCTTTTATCAAAGCTTTTACGGTTCGATATCCTTCAGCGTCTCCTCAATCTATTACTGACTTCTATGCTCGAAGCAGAGAGGCCAATAAAGTTTTTAACTCTATAAACTTTTTGAAGAAGCAAGGTGACATGGAAGGGATGCAAGCGATTATGAACAATCCTGAATATCAGGAAGTCATGGTTCGCACTAATGAAATTAAATCTGCACTTGGAGCTATGACCGATGCTGTTCATAAAATTTATGCAAACAAAGAAATGAACAAAGATGAGAAGCGCCAACAGATTGATACGATTTACTACATGATGAGCGAGACAGCTCAGAGAGGAAATCAGTTCATGGACGAGTTCGCAGAGATGACTAAAAAGAATAAAAAATAGTGTGTGATTAGCACACCTTTAAGGATGGAGAGAATTTATGACAGTATCAACAACAGGGAACCGAGCTTCTTATACCGGGAACGGAGCTACGACCATATTCTCTTTCCCGAATAAATTTAATAACGACTCAGAGTTGGTTGTTGTTCTCAGAAACAATGATCCAACAGACGTCAATTATGGGCAGGAGACTATTAAAACTCTGACTACTCACTACACTGTAGCGGGAGAAGGAGAGGATGCGGGCGGAACGGTTACGATGCTGACAGCTCCGACGGCTTTACAGATCCTTTCTATTTATAGGGACACAATAAAGACCCAAACATTGTTATTGGAAGAATATGAAAATCTTCCGGCCAAATCCCTCGAAGCTCAGTTCGATAAAGACGTTCTTCTTGCTCAGGATGTTTACCATTATTTTCAACGTGCAGTTCGTTTATCAAAAGGTCATCCAGATACTTTCGATCCGACTCTTCCAAATGTCTTAACGCCGTTTGGGATTTTGGTTATCAACGAGGACGGAGATGGTTTTGAAATCGGGCCTGATGTTAATGACATTATAGAAGCGATTGAAGTGACGGCTCAGGCGGTTGTTGATGCTACAAACGCGGCCAGTGCGGCAGCAACTTCAGCTTCTTCGGCCGCAACAGCTTCATCAGCGGCAAGCACGTATGCGACCAACGCAAGTAATTCGGCTTCAGCTTCGGCCAACTCGGCTTCGGCAGCTCTTACTTCCGAGAACAATGCTGAAACGGCCGAATCGAATGCAGAAACCGCTCAGGCAGCGGCAGAAGCAGCTCAGGCAGCGGCAGAAGCAGCGGCCAACTCTACCATTTGGTCGAATGTTATTTTCCTTACCACGGCGGATTCACCGAGAACAATTGCCGATGCAGATAAAGGGACGCTTTTCGTAGTCGATTGTACTGCGGGGGATTTCACTTTTAATCTAAATGGAATCGCCACCCTCAATCTCGCAACTCCTTGGTCTGTTGGTATTAAGAAGTCAGACCCAAGTGGAAACATAATTACAATCAACCGAGGAAGCACAGATACAATTGACGGCGGAACAAGTGCCACTCTTTCTGTTCCTGCGGCGGGATTAACATTGGTTCCGGACGATTCAACTTCCCCAGATTCATGGACGTCAGTTATCTTTGGTGCCGGAGGAGGATCAGTTGCTCCGGATCTTGGAGGTTCAATAGGATCGCCTCTTAGCATTTCTTCTGGATCAGGGATCTCATTTTCTGGAACTTACTATAACAACGTAAAATTTTGTAAGAGTAACGGGGGTGCTGTTGCTGTAGGCGCTTCTCCGCAAATCGATGCCGGAAGTTTGATTGGTCAGAGACTCATGCTCATCTTTACTGATGACACTGATACGGTCGAATTGAATGACGGCAACGGACTTGATTTAGCGGCGAAGTTTATTTCGTCAAACAAAAGAAAATTAGAACTTGAATGGAATGGATCTGTTTGGTCAGAAAACTTTAGAAGATAAAAGGAGAAGAAAATGAAAAGATTAGTCTTATTACTCATGATGGTGGCCACGGCAATTGCCTTCGCCGCCATTAACATCGACGTGGACACGCTCCGCTCGCCAGATCACACGAAGGTTCACAGCCTTCCCGCAGTTTCATCGACGTTAATCGGTAAAGCGACAACTGACGATTTAACAAACAAAACACTTGATAAACTCGTCATTACTACGGCCCAGGCCAATGCTGTTGCCACTGGAGCAAACGCAACTCTTACGACTCCTACGAGTTCGATCGTTGCAGTAACCAATGTCAGTTTAACTTCTATTGATGGGATTGCAGCGCCGGCCGATAACTTCATCGTGCTTTTGCACAATAAAGTTGGTGCTGTCGTAACCATCAACAATAACACTGGAACGGCGGCAAACAGAATCATCACTGGAACTGGCGCGAATATCGCTCTTGCCGATGATGCCAATTTGCTTTTGAAGTATTCCACAACTTACTCCCGATGGTACGTAATCGGTGGATCTGGAGGCGGCGGAGGTCTGTCGGCCTGGGTTACTTCTCACGCCTATTTAACTGGCGACATAACAATTGAATCCAATAAGATTTACAAAGCGTTGGACGACCACACTTCAGGAACATTTGCGACTGATTTAGGAAATAGTCATTGGGTTGAACTATCAGCGACTACAAATGCGGACGTTATTGGAAAGGTTCTTACGGGGTACACTTCCGGGGCCGGAACAATATCAGCTGCGGATTCAATCCTTGGTGCCATTCAAAAACTAAATGGTAACGTAGCGGCCATAACAAGTTTTTCAAACTTAACAGGTGACGTGACTTCAGTTGGTGCGGCCACGACTTTAACGAACGCTCCTGTAATAGCCAAAGTTCTTACTGGATTTACTTCGGGTGCAGGCACAGTCTCGGCCACAGATTCAATTCTCCAGGCCTTCCAAAAGATCGATGGTAACGACGCTTTAAAGTTCGCTAAATCAACTTTGACAACCAAAGGGGATATAGCGGTAGCAACCGGGGCCAGTACCATTGTTCGCCAAGGAGTGGGATCAAACACTCAAGTTCTTGTCGCTGATTCCGCTCAAACTAATGGGATAAAATGGGATGACTCAAAAATCCTTTCTAAATCAGACAATGATGGTGCGGACGTTGCCATTTCAAAGATTCAATATCCAAACGCTCAATTAACGACAACCGCTTCGGGGGTTAGAAGAGTTGAGAACGACAGCGAAAATATGTTGGTCAATCCGAGCTTTGAACATTCAACTGTAGCAACAGGGTGGACTCTCGGGACTTCAAATACTTTAACTGCCAACACTACTTCGGCCAATTTATACTCTGGCCCTCAAGCGGCGGCGCTGACTACTTCGGCAACTGTCATCTTTACCTTATACCAAGACGTGACTCCAGTTTCAGGTCTGGCCGGAACTCAGGGGGAAATCACTTGGGCAATGGCAGTTCCATCAGGGATTACAGACGGAAAAATTTGTTCGAGAATCAACGGAACAACTTCGACTACCAACTGCGTTTCGGTAGTTAATAACGGGATATACAGAGAATATTCGTTGCCATTTGTTTTTGGAACCGCAGGACAAACCGCGGGATTGGTTTTCCTTACAACTGCCACTTATGCAAGTGGAACTCAAACTGTCTATGTTGATAAGGCCCGCATTCGTTCTGGGATCCCAACTCAGAATTTGGCTTTAGACAGTGTTTATTCGTTTAGAGGAAGTACGACCGGAGTCGTAACTTTAGAGAACAAAGATTTCATAAACGGTAACGCCTCTGTTTCCGCCACTTCTGTTTACACCTATACTTTCAACACTGGGATTTTCACTGTTGCTCCAAACTGTACTTGCACAATTGATAGAACGGCAGTTGGTTCAAACGCTATTTGTGGTGTGGATTCTTCTAGTGCAACTCAGGTTGTAGTTGAAGCAAAGGTGCCGGGTTCAGGGGCTTTCGCATCTGGACATCAAGTAGTTTGCCAGAAAGAGGGCGTAGATTATACTACCGCTTCTTCTGCGGTTTATTCTCAACCGAGCGCCAATTACGACTGGATTGATTACACACCGACATTCTCAAACTTCGGTACAATTTCTCCTGCAACTAACGCCTGTAAACACCGCAGAGTGGGCGGGGATTTAGAGATTGCTTGTAAAGGAGTTCTTGGTACGACGGTTGCCGCTCTCGCTTCAATGACTTTACCAAACTCACTGACGATTGATTCTTCGAGATTAACGGCCACAAATACGACTGCAAATCCAGGCCAAAAAGTCGGGGAGTTTATTCACAATGGTTCTTCAAGCGGATCTTATTCTAACGTCGTTACTGCGACTGGAACGAGTACATCGCTTCTCTATTTCACTAACAGTTTGGGCGCTTCTACTTACCTGACTCCGGCCAATGGAAGTTCAAAAACATCCAGTGTGGATTTTACTTTAAATGCCAAAGTACCGATAACCGGATGGTCGAATTTATCTAACAACATGATAAATTTAGCGGGCGTGAGCATGACTCTTGGTTACACTGAAGTCGTGGGATCAACCGCCGCCGATGGTGTTATTCCTGTTGACGACACAATCCCTCAAGTAGGAGAAGGTTTCCAGTTGTTTACGGTAACTGTTAATCCTACAAGGATTGGTTACAAACTCCATGTCTCAGCAAACGTGCAAGCGGCAGAAGAAACCAATACTGCTCACTCAATCGTCATCGCCTTATTTAAGGACGGCGCTGCCAATGCTGTGGCGGCAGATGGACTAAGCGAACCGGATGCAGCCGACAACACTACGAAAGGAAGATTGTCGATCGATTACAGAGAAACTGTAACAAGCTTGGCCCCAATTACATTCACTTTAAGAATCGGCGGACAAACGGCGGGTGCGGATATCGTTGTAAACGAAGGCCACCTTTACGCTGGAACTGACTACAATCTTGGCAACACAATGACTTCATACCTGAAAGTCACTGAAGAACAATATTAGGAGGATTTTATGAAGTATATTCTACTGCTTTTGTTACTCGCTTCATGTTCATCAACTGTTTATGTTGAGGACTGCAAGCAACTGGAAGGAAACCTTTACGAGTGTAAGGAAAGATAATGAAGATGGGCGATTGGATAATTCTTCTGATCGCCCTGATTCTCTTTGCGGTCATGTATGACAGGGCATTTGGTTTATAGGAGGAACCCATGAAAGATATCTTTAAAAAATTTTTTGATTATGTAGAAATAAAAGCGTTGATCGCTCACTTCTTTCTGCTCCTTTCATGGGCCTTTGATGGGAAAGTGGAAATTATCTACACCATTTATTCTCTGATCGCCCTTGATACCATTACTGGAGTCTGGGCCGTCGTGAGAGCTGAAGGCCTGGCCGGGTTCAGTTCCCGCAAGTTCTTTCGGTCTCCCATGAAATTCGTTGTTTACCTAACATTCCTTTATATCTCCCGAGCGGTGGACAAAGGCCTGCCAGTAAACCTGGCCGCTCCAATTATGGATGCGTTCTTGGTCACGACTGAAGCGGTATCAATACTTGAGAACTTCGCAAAGCTCGGTTATCCTGTACCTACATTTTTAATGGAAAAACTTAAAACCTATTTCGGTAAGAAAGAGCAATGAAGCTCTATAAAATCCACGGAGGATTATATGTCTAAGTTAGTACAGATCTTAAAAGAAGAAGGCGAAAAGAAACTAATCAATGTTTCTGAAAAAGCAATCATGGAAGCATTCGAGCTTCTTGAAGCTGTAGCTCCAAGACTTGCTCTTGAAGGCGAAGGCGCTGAAAAAGTTGTTGGTGGAATCCTGGCCACTGCAATTCCAGTTTTTAAACCGGCGATTGAAAAATTAGCTGATTTAAATAAAGATGGAAAAATCGGATAATGAAATTTTCAGAATGGGTTGTCATTGCCCAAAACAATGGCCAATCCGTTCTGTCCAAAATCATTCTTAGGGTGCTTCTTCGGAAGCTCCCTTTCCTGGCCACTGGCCCCCTCAATTATCTAACGATCAAAGCAGTTTCATGGCTTGCAAAAGAGACGGCGGAAGAAGCTGAAATGCGGGCGTTCTTTGGTGCTATGGATTTAAGTGCAAGTGCTGAAGGTCGAGAGCTTAAGGCCATCATGATTAGAAACACCACAATCCAAAAAATAGGATCCGAAGATGATAAAAAACAAATTGAAGCAGAGTTGGAAGAGTCTCTTAATAAGTTCGTTAATCTTTATCGCTAGTTGCACAAGCGTTCCCGACGTCCCCATCTGCGCCGAAGTCAATATGTCCAAAGGGTTTTGTTCTTACACACTTTCTGGAAAGAAAATTGTGGTCGATGACGAACACCTTCTGGACGGTGAAACTTGGTTTGATCTCAGGTCTCATTCACTGACCATGCCTACAGAGTCATGGGCCAAGCTGAAGGCCTGGATAATTAAAATGTGTAAGAAATATAAATGCGACGCCGAGATCGCCACTTGGGATAGAACCCTTGATGTAGTCGATTCGGCCGTCAATAAACAGGAGTAATTTGTGAGTAGAAGAAATATTGGTGATAGAGGAATCAAAGTTGTAGCCCATTATGAAGGCGAAAGAAAACCCGGTGCCGGATGGAACGCAAAGGAACAACTTTATTATCCTTACAAAGATCCAGTCGGGATCTGGACAATAGGTCTTGGAACAATCGCTTATCCGGATGGGAAGCGGGTTTCGGCCAAAGATAAACCCATAAATGAAATGGAGGCCAATTACCTTATGAACTGGGAATTGGATGAGAAGGAGGACGCCGTGGTGAAAATGTGCCAGAAGACCCAATTAAAGCTTCTGGACTGCCAATTTGATGCCCTCGTTTCCATGGCCTATAACTGTGGCGTCGGGATTTTAGAGTCCGGATCAAGCCTTAGAACCGCTCTGTTGACGGGAAATAACCTGAAGATCGAGAAGGCGATGCTTTTATATGTGAAAGGGACTAAGAAAAATTGGCTTGGCATTTCTTACAAAGTAACTCTTCCGGGGTTGGTCGCAAGGCGCAAAACCGAGTTCAATCTATTCGCGAATGGCGATGTCAAATTCTACAATTAGCTGTGGTCGTTTGGTCACAAAAAATTTATGTACCCAAAAGAATACAAATAAAAAAGCCTCCATACTGGAGGCTTTTCTGATCTTTACTTTTTAATCTGGTTAATTAAAAAATTACTTTTTAGCTGCTTTTTTAGCGGGTGCTTTTGCAACTTTCTTAGGTGCTTCTTTCTTTACAGGTGCTTTCTTAGCCATTGGAATTCTCCGGGTTAGGGTTAAACAAAATTGTTCAATAGATATTATTATTTATCGTATTAATTTAATATGTCAAATCCGGTGAAGAAAATTTTGAACCAAAACTTCGATCACCGCCCTCGCGATAAAGATGGAAATGATCCCAACGATCATGGTCTTTCCGATCTTCCGGGGCCAAGGGGTTCTTTCTTTCTGGTCGGCCAGGCCACGGTAGAGGTTAAAGCTCCCTGTTTTTTCTGCGTTGAAAGTGCTCATTTTTTCTCCCATTGATAGGCGATTCTTGGCATTCCGAACTGGATGAATATTGCTGTCAATTCTTCGACTACCCAAGTGGTTCTTATTTGCGAAGTGGTTTCGACAGTTCGGACGCCAACTTCAAAAAGTCTTGCGCCAAGCGATTTATAAACGCCGAGTTCTTTTTCCGCTTTCTGCGCCCTTTCTAAAGTTTGCTCATACATCTTTTTGTAGTTAGGTTCCTTTTTCATTCGTCCTCCGAATTTCTTTCTGCCTTATCGACTGCTTCTATTATTCTAACCATTGAGTCTGTAATCTCTGGTAGGTAACTTAGAAAACACCAAAGGCACATAAAAAATATAAATGCTATACCCACAATCATCTCCTTCCGGTGCTACTTAAAGCCGCGACCGCCACAAATAATAAGAACAGAATCAGGATCACAAATCCTCCCCAAAACGGAAGGGTGACCCACCACCATGACCAATCGATTTTCCCTAAAAGTTTAAGAACTACAAAGCAGACGCCTAATAATCCTAAAACTCCTATTCCACTTGAACTGTTGTTTGTTGTCGTTTTACTCATAAAATTTCCTCCTAATCAAATATACTGGGTTCAATTTCCCATTCACCTTTTTGTCCAATCGATTCTTCCCATTCTCTTCTGGCATTATCCAGTAAAGGGATCCAGTAACCGTTCATTCTGGCCACGCCGTCTGATATTTTTCTCGTTCTTACAGAAGGACAAACTTTCTTGAGTTGTCTACCTATTGTTCTGATATCAGGAAGTCTTGACCGGATATTTGAATCTCTACAGTATTGGTTAAATGCGTTTCTAAAATCAAGTTTGCTAATTTCAGACGGCCACTCTCCGTTGATTTCACCTTCAGAAATACAGTGTAACCAAAACTTTTCTATCGGATCGAGTGAATTCATTTTTTGCTCAAGTAAGGCGTCCGTTTTTGGGGCCACATTGATTTCGACTTTAGATAGATCAAACTTCAGAAGATAATCCAAGAGAAGTGAATTCCCGCCATTAAGATCGATGTTTTCTCTCATCTCACGAAAGTATTCTGTGTCTTGTTTTTTTCCGTTCCCAACCGCGAAAACAGCATATCTTCTTTCGTCCATCGAGGCCGGAACTAACCAATCATCGTTTCCGATGACGATTACTCGAACCAAGTTTTCAACCGGATAGGTTTCTTTACCCTTTCTTTCGATCTGAATTTCAGGGGCAGTTGTTATCCCTTTTAATTTTCCTTCCGCCGCTTTGTCTCCGCTCCAGAAGGCTTCGTCGAGTACCAAGCAAAGGCAAGACTCCATGTGACCGTTGAAATTGGACGATAGATATCTTCCATCGTGGGCCACAAGGTAATGATTATGGCCAAGCAAATTGCCAATGCGATCAATGATAGCGTTCTTCCCGACACCTTTTTCCCCTTTAAAAACAACTGTTGTCAGTGGCCGTTCAAACGGCTTCTGAATCATGTGTGCAAAATATCCCATCAACCAATTGAAGAGTTCTTTCTCTCCGCCACAAATGTTTTCTAGGGCGTGATTTAAAAGGGAATCTAGTCCCGCTTTAGCTTCCACAGAACCTTCTTCATAAGACATTGGTTTACAAGTGAATCCCTTCCAAATGTTATAATAGCCGTGGCGCGGATCTCTTCCCGGCGCAAAACAAAGGCCGTTGTATTCTCTGCGGCCAATCCAATCAAGCCAAACTTCAGCATAACTTTGGTTCTTTTGAACTGTGAGAGGAGAAAATTTTCTTTTAAAAGTTTGCTCAGATAGAAGATGAAAAACAGTTCTCCCTCTCTCGTCCACAGTTTCATGGAGAATAGAGTGCGATCCCCCCACATAAACGAGGGCATAATTTTTATTCATTTTCGCCAGATAGAATTCTTCTTCATTTGATTCAGGTTTTATTTCTTCAAAAACCGCTGAAGGAGTTGAAGATCCGACAGCTTCTTTTCCATAGTGATAAGCGTGATCTATTTTTGGTTTAAGCTTCTGAGCTGTCCAACCGGATCCTTCAAACCAGTGATCCATCATCATTTCAAGACAATGTTCTTTTGAGATCCCGAAGTCCTTCACTCTGGCCGCTACTTTATAGGCAGTTTGATCTCCGCCTGCACCTTTGACCGATTGAGGAGCTTCGTTTTCTAGGTAGTAAATCGCCCGTTCAATATCAAATTCAGTGGCCTGGTATTTCTTTCCTTTCTTTTTATCTTCCGTTGGTTCGGTGTACTTACCGCAGGCCTCAACTACCCACTCCGGGCACTGTTGAAGGGTAGAATTTTCGGCGTGACTGTATTTCTTCCCGCCTAAAACCGATCCGGAACCGACGATATACCCGCCTTTTGAGCGAATATCGAGGCCAACGTCTAAAACATTGATCCCCTGCTTGACAGGTTCTTTATGCCAGAATACAAGGTGCTTGCCGCCAGTTGGGGTTGACTGCTCAAAACTTATAGGCAATTCAAAGCCGGCCATCTCAAGCTTCAATAGGTTCCCGCTACCGTCCTTCTTATCTTTATCATCGACGTCAACCACAACCAAAGCGCCACTGTCTCCAAAACGTGTGGTGCTTATTCCTATGTTGAAGTCCTTTTCATTTCCAGTGATGTCGCAAATCCACCATTTGCGGATTTGATCTATGTCTCTGGTCGCGAGATTAGGAAAGTTTTTTATGCTTGGAATTTTTGTTCCAGGCCGTAATGGAAAAACGTGAAAACCATAGTGGGCCAGTTGTAATGCTGATTCTAAAAAACTCATCCTTAATCCTTTTTATATCTGATTCCTTCCCAACCATCCGCTGACAGGGGAAGACCTTTTGCCCACGACGGGAGTTCGCACATAATGGCGGACATTTCTTCAACAGATCCCTTTCCATAAGGCATCTCGCAGACGACTTCATCGTGAACGTGCATAATTATTTTGTAATTTTTATTCTCTAGTCTTGGTAACGCTTCGGCAAGTATATCTCTGGCCGTGGCCTGCGTAATATTCTCGGCGAAGAATCCGCCGTAGGTGTTCTGGCGCTCCCATTTTCCGGACGTTGAGTCTTCTGTCATGTAAGTGACAGCTTCTTTCTCGACTTTCCACGGAGTCATAACCATCTCAGCTTTAGGGTACGGATAGCAAATGGCCCGGCCAGACGGTAATTGGCACCATAAAAAAGAACCAACCACTCTGTATCGTACTTCTCTGCCGATTGCTCCGACCTTAAAGATAGCTCCGGGTTGTTTAACTGCCGCCAAAGCAGCACCTTCCAAGGCGTTCCAATATCTAACAATTTTTGGGTGCGCCTCTCTCCAGGCCACTTTAATTTCGTCCGCTTGTTTATCTGGAATTTTGACGTTGTAATTTTTGGCCATTGACTGGAAAGCTCCGACCCCGCCTTGATAACCGAGGGCCAGGACGGCGACCTTTCCGATTTGCCGTTGGTCTTTTGTTACCAATTCCATTTTGGTCTTATAAATCTTGGCCGCTTCATATTCGTAAATGAGTCCTGTTTCACGGAATATTTTTAGAACGTCCTCATCTCCGGCCAGCCAAGCGAGAATTCTCGCTTCAATAGAGTTCCAGTCAGAGTCAATAAAACGATGACCTTCTTCTGCAATTAAAAACGATCTCAAGCAATCTGAGATGACTTTAGTTGGCTGGCCATAGAACATATCGATCATTTCCCTTACTTGTGTGATCGGAAGATTTGAATTTAGAAGCTCGAAGACTTTTAAAATGTCTTCATATTTCATCGCCCCTCTGGTCATGTTCTGAAGTTGAAGTCCTCTTCCGGCCCATCGGCCTGTTGAATAAGCCCCGTAATACTGGAAAGCTCCTCTTACTCTGGCGTCCAGGCCAGATCGATTTGTCATCGCCGTGAGCTTGGCAGTTGAAGATTTCCCCGCTTCTTGCCTAATCAACAGGGCCTTTCTTGCACCATCTGGAAGGTCTTTTCTTTTTAAAATATCTGAGACGTCGCCTTTATCTAAAGTGCTGACCTCTTCTTCGATTCCTTTTTTCTTATTGAATTTTTTAACTGTTGGGATTTTTACGTCGTGAACGATGGCCAGCCATCTTTTCAAATCAGCAAGCGCATTGGTGGTTGAAACGGCATTTCCCGTGGCCAGTTTCATGTCTTCATTGAGGCGTGCTTTTTCAAGCTCAATAATTTCTACTGCTCTTTTTATTGAAGGAATATCAACTTTGATTCCCCTATTATTTATCGTTTGATCTAAGATCCAAAGTGCTCGCTCCTTTGGTGTGAGCATGAGCATTCTTTTTTCTGACTGTCTTTCTACTTCAACGTCTTGAATGCAATATTGGTATAGGATTTCAAATTTTTCTGGGTGCGATTCTGGCGTATAGAAAATGACTTCGTTGCCGTCTCCTCCGCAAGATTCACACGGATTATGGAGGTCTTCGGTGCCGGATCCGCCACAACATTTACAACCGCCTTCAATTATCTCTTTTGGTTGTGATAATTGCATCATCACTCTTCCACCTTTAACATCTTTTCCTTCTGTCAGTCCAAGAGCGGGAGAAAGCTTTTCAAGCTTACCGGGAAGGGCCATTGAGTAACCCATAATCATAGTACAATGAACCGATTGAATGGAGAGTGGTGGCCAGCCATACTTCTTTACTCCGACTTCTTCCCAAATAGCTAATTCAAACTGGCCGTTGTGAGCAAAGAAAAGATCGCCGGATAAAATAGCGTCCATTAGATCCGCAGGAAAAGGTTCTCCTTTTTTCCAAATTCTTATTGGTTCGTCGTCAAAGGCGTAGGCCATACAAAGAATATGAGTTCTGTGAGAGGGAGCGTAGACGTGAAGTCCTCGCACTCTTAATTCTATGTCTGACTGAGTTTCAAAATCTATGTGCAGTTTCATTTTTATCATCCGAAGAAAAAGGCCAAGGTGTGTGAAGCCTCGGCCAGTGTAAATTAACTAAAAAGAGAATTGGCGTCTCCGCCTTCTACAGCTACAGGAGCGAAGTCATCTTCAGCTTTTGTTCTGCCACCGAATGGTTCTCCGTCTCTTGATTTCTGAATGTTCTGTAAACCAAATGCGACTCCCTTGTTTCCGGCCTGGTCGTAGGCGTAGCAAGAAAGAGAAGCGAAGGCGTAGCATCCCGCATAGAATTCTGATTCATCTGTGAACGCTTTTACCTGTTGGTTTACAACGCCCGGGCGCGATGAAGATTTAAGGTTCAAGAAGATAGCACCTTTCTCATATCCATCTGGCATATAAGGGAGTCCGGTTTCTTCATTGGTCTTCTCTCTTTCGGCCTGGTCTCTGAATGGTGAACGAAGATTTTTTGGCCATTTCTTCTGGTCTTTTCCCCATTTCTTTTCGCAAGCTTCTTGAGCTGCGGCCTTTAATTTTTCTAGGTTTTCGCCCTTCTTAAAAAGTGCGACAACTGAGTATTCCATCTTTCCGTTTAGATCGTTTTTCTTTGGTTCAAAAACGACTGGATAAGAGACTCTGAATTCTGGTGTGATTACGTTGGCCATTTTAGTAACTCCTGTTTTGTGTGTTTTTACGTTTTATGAGCGTTATTGCTCTTAGTTTAAAATAGTTTCTGCCGATTCTGTTGCCGCCGCTTGTGCCGTCGGTGCAGAATCAGTTCCGGCTTCTTCCATTGGAAGCTTCGGCTGTTTTTCTGCTCTGGCCGCTTCTGCTTTCGCTTCTGCTCTGGCCTCTTCTGCTTTAGCCTCTTCCGCCTCTTCGGCCTTAGTTATCGTGTCTGCTCCTGAGAATTCAGGCCAGCAAGCTTCGATGTTTTCGTTTTCTTCCGAAAATCTATCGACGACT